TGCAAGTGATCTTTAAGCATTTGTGATGTTCGTTGGTATTGTATTTTCCAATGCCTACGACTTAAATATTGATGAAAGAAATTATCAAAAACAAAATAATGATATTCATCTTTTGTGTATGTTCCACCATTTTTTAAATCTTCAAAGTCATCTTTTTTAACTCTATTCAAACAATAGTCTTCTAAATAATTTTTTAATATGTCCTTGGTTCCTGTTCCCTCAGCAGGCTCTGTTATTTCAGCGTTCTCTAAAAGTATATTTGTTTTTTGTTTCCATTCATTAGTTTTCAATGTTGGTGGATTAAATCTAAGCTGCTTAACACATTCTTCTTGAAATAAAGCTTGATTAGTTAAGTGCCTTGCTGAATCTAAATATAGTCTGTCTCCATCCACATTCATGTAATAATAAGGTTCCTCTAAATTAACGACTTGCAAGTCTGTTAAATTAGGAAACATAATCTCTAAACCAATACCAAATTTTCTAGTCTTACATAATTTTTTGTCACATAAACTACACATAGGTTGATCATTACACTTATAACCCCAATCTTTTTTATCATGTTGTTTAGTGATTATGTTTACTTCTGTATCAGACAATGGTTGTTCCATCGCACTTTCGTTAAATATAACTATCTTTGATTTCCAATTCTGTGGCCATTTAGACTTAGCATATACACCATAATGAAATAGAGCATTATTCCTACCACCTTCACCAACTCTGTTTTGCATCATCAACTCAATACATGGTGGTCCATCACTATATTCTGATTTTGGTCTTTCTACTTTTATTGTTTCAATATCTATAACTTTTGTATCTTCATACAAATTAAAAAAACCATCTAGTGTAACAGCATTTCCATCTTTATCAAAAGCATATCTTGTTGTTCTATCACCATTAAAGTATGGTAAATTTAAAAAATTTCCTGTATCATCTTTAGATTTTAATTCACGTTGTTTTGGAAAAACTTCTGATCCACCATAACCTAATACAGATCTAATCTCATTTAATTTATCTTGTATTAACGCTGCAGACACATAATCAGTTGTAAATAAAAATACATGTGCACCACCTGATTTAGATCTAAATACTAATAAAGGTAGTTTTAAATTTTGAATTTTATTAATTAATTTTTTATGATCAAATCCTGCGTAAGAGTCAATGTCTATGCAACCCCACTTACATTTATTATCATCATTAATTGGGATTACACCTAAACTAGCTTTACCCTCTATGTGATCCAACCAATGTTGTTGATTAATTACTTCTCTCTTAACAAAAGATTTACCTTTGACTTTTGAACCATTACCATTTGATTCTCCAACTATAGTGACACCATGAGCTCGATTCAATCCTTCAAATATATTTATAAACTTTCTTAAATTTTCCATATTTATAGATTAAGTGGGCGTTTCCACTCTCGCTTTAACGCCCACTACCTAGGATTAGTAATTAGAAGTTGCTTTATTTAAAGTTTCTTCAGAACTATGCTTGGCTTGGATTTCACCTTTACCAACAGACTCAGCAAATACTTTTGCCATATCATACATAGATTTATCAGTTACAGGACCAACTCTAGACACATCCCAACCAAACCAAGTACCTTTGTCGTTAGACATTTGTACTGTGGATAGTTTATAAATGTGGCTATATGTTGGTGGGGTAAACAACCCACTTTTACCTTGCATTTTTATTCCCATCATCATTGAATTCCATTTTCTACTTACTTTAAGTTGAGTAGATTTCATAGATATCAATGCAGTTTCTGGATTATTACCTAAACATAGTACAAAATGATTAGCAGTGTTATCGATATAATTACCATTTGGTAATCTATCTTTAAAGTCTTTACCTCTAGTGGTTTGACTAATGATATCACTATCTGCATCATGAATTGCGACAGGTGCACCACTACTTGTGCCCCTATCTTGCCACTCAATGTACTGCCTTTTGTAATAACATGGCACAACATTTATTTCATTATACAACTCATTTGTTACAGTGTTTATTATCTTGCCAGGCTCTGCACCCTCGACATATTTACCATCTCGTTTGTTAACTTCTGGAGATAGTTGTCCCAAAATTTTTAAGAAAGGTAACGCAAGATCTTCTTGCGATATATTTTGAGCACCTTGATT